GATGGCCCGCACGATCGCTACTCGACTGGATGATCCGGACGACGCGAAGAATGCTCGTCTCTGGAAGGAGTACCGGGAAACCGTGGCTCTACTGGTGAAGGCGGGAGAGGAGCGCCGGAATGAGTTCGACGACGTCCTCCGTGACCTCGAAGCCTCGCTACGCAACACCGCGACGAAATGACCGCGTCTCCTATGGGGAGAGGATCGCGCTCGTTGCTCGTGGCCTCGGCCTTCCGCTCATGGACTGGCAGGCCGACGTCTCCCACGTCTTCGGAGAGCAGATAGGGGACGTTCCCGCCTACCGGGAACTCGTCCTCACCGTCCCCCGGCAGTCCGGGAAGACGACGCTAATCCTTGCGATCATGATTCACCGGGCGCTCTTCTACGGTCGCCCGCAGCGCATCGCATACACGGCCCAGACGGGCCACGACGCCCGGCAGAAACTCCTCGACGACTTCGTTCCGATACTGGAGCGCTCCCCATTCGCCGGACTCATCGACCGCGTCTATCGGGCGAACGGCGACGAGGCGATCATCTTCGGGAACGGCTCCCGGATAGAAGTCCTCCGGAACTCGATCTCGGCAGGCCACGGACGGACTCTCGACCTTGCGATCATCGACGAAGCGTTCGCCGATGAGGACGACGTCCGAGAGCAGGCTCTCCTTCCGACGATGGCAACGAAGAAAGACGCCCAGATTCTCGTCGTCTCCACCGCCGGGACGGAACGCTCCCTCTATCTGAAACGGAAAGTCGATCAAGGGAGGCTCGCCGCCGAAGCCGACCCGGGCGAAGGAATCGCCTACTTCGAGTGGAGCGCTTCACCGGACGACGACCCGTTCGACGTCGAAGTCTGGAGGCGCGTCATGCCCGCCCTCGGGAACACCGTCTCCGAGAAAGCCGTCTCCCATGCGCTCAACTCGATGACGCTAAACGAGTTCAGACGCTCCTATCTGAACGTCTGGAGCACCGTCTCCGAGCAGATGATCCCCCAGAAAGTGTGGGCGGCGTCATGCTCCGCGAAAGTCGCCCCAGCCGGGGCGCTCACGTTCGCCGTCGACGTCGCACTCGACCGCTCCCGAGGCTCGATAGCAGTCTGCGACCAGCAAGGCAACATCGAACTCATCGAGAACAAGGAAGGCGTCGCATGGATTCAGCAGCGCACCCTCGAACTCTTCCGCCGATGGAAAGGAACCGTCATCGTCGACGGCTACGGCCCAGCGTCCTCGTTCGTCGACCCGCTAAAGCAACTCGGCGTCCCGATCAACATCTATCGAACCGCCGACGTCGTCGCAGCCTGCGCACTCTTCTACGACGCCATCCTCGACAAGACGATCCACGTCAAGAGCGACGACCGTCTCGACAAGGCCATCTCCGCCGCCACCCGGCGAGCCGTAGGCCAACAATGGCTCTTCCAGCGCAACACTCCCGACGCCGACATCTCACCGCTCTACGCCGCTTGTCTCGCGTGGCATTACGCCACGACGAAGAGCAAGTCATCGGCGAAGGCTCGAAGTATCATCTACTAGGATAAGTCCTCTCATGGCGCTCCGAGACATCTTCCGACGCGAGAAACGGGCCTCGTCCTTCGGCTTCACCTATCCGAACGTCTACGTCGACGAAGCGGGACGGATGGGGCGACTCTTCCCGGACATAAACTCCGGCGTCATCGTCGACGAAACGTCGACGCTCAGCGTTCCCGGTATCTGGAGGGCCGTGACGCTCATCTCGGACGCGATCGGCGGACTTCCGTTCCATGCGTACCGGGGCGAAGAGTACGTCGACCCGCAGCCGAACCTCCTCATCAAGCCAGTACCGACCGAAACACGGATCGAGACCGTCTCGGCGATGGTGGCCTCGCTCATCATCCACGGGAACTACGTCGCGATCCTCGGAGAGGCGGGCGCGAACGGCTACCCGGACTCGATCTACCCAGTCTCCGTTCAGCGTGTCCAGATACGACGCGAAGACGGACGTCTCGTCTACCGCATCGGCGAACGTGACTACTCCGCCGACGAAGTGCTCCACATAAAAGGCTTCTCCATGCCCGGCGAAATGGTCGGCTACGGAATCCTCTCCGCTCAACGTCAAGCGATCGGCGGAGCCGTCGCCGTCAACACCTACGCCCAGCGTTACTTCGACGGAGGCGCTCAGCCGACCGGAATCATCTACTCGGCGAACCCCGACCTTACGCAAGAAGAAGCCGAACTACTGAAGGCTCAATGGTTGCGGCAGTACGGCGGCACGAAACGGACGCCCGCCGTTCTCAACGAATCGACGAAGTTCCAGCAACTCTCGGACAATGCGAAAGACGCGCAACTATTGGAGACGCGCCAGTTCTCGCTCACCGAGATCGCGAACATGATCGGCCTCCCGGCGTACTATCTGAACGCTCCGAACTCGTCGCGCACCTACTCGAACGTCTCAGAAGAGAATCTCCAACTCGTACGCTGGTCGCTACTTCCGTGGATTCAGCGCTGCGAGTCATCGTTCACCGAACTACTACCGCGAGGCCAGTTCGCGAAGATGAACATCGACGCACTCCTCCGCCCCGACACGAAGACGCGCTACGAAGCGCACAAGATCGCACTCGACGCAGGCTTCCTCACGATCGACGAGGTTCGAGAGTTGGAGAATCGTGAACCTCTCGCCGAGGAACCATCACCCGACCCCGACCCGGTTCCCGCCGAAGTCGTCGCCACTCCACTCGAAGAAGATGAGGGACTAGAATCCGAGGACAATGGAGACTAGGAACTACGACGCCACCCTCGAACTACGAGCCGACGGCGACGGAAGAACCGTCGTCGGAATCGCAGTCCCCTACGACGTCGAGCAGCGCATCGGCGCGAACCTCATCGAAGTATTCCGAAAGGGCGTCTTCCGTGACGTCACCCGGGCCGCTAACCGCGTGAAACTCCTCTACCAGCACAAGACCGACGCCCCGATCGGACGCGCCGTCATGCTCGAAGAACGCGAAGAAGGCCTCTACGGAGAGTTCCGCATCTCCAAGACCGAAGCCGGAGACGAAGCGCTCGAACTCATCCGGGACGGCGTCCTCTCAAACCTCTCCGTCGGCTTCCAGCCCCTAAAGGACGAGAAGCGCGGCGGAATCGTGAACCGCATCAAGGCCCACCTCGCCGAAGTGTCGCTCGTAACCTTCGGAGCGTACGGTGACGCCGCGAACATCGTCGCAGTCCGTCAAGAACTCGAACGTCCGAACCTCGAATCCGTCCAACAAATACTCAAGAAAGTGAAAAAGTCATGATCTCCAAGTCCTACTCGTTGACCGATGAACGTCAAATCGTCGTCGCAGCGGAACGCACCAACCGAGAGGTTTACATCCAGATCGTCGGCAATAACACCGCCTACCTCGGCGGCTCGGACGTCACCGACTCGAACGGCCTCCCAAAAGTAAAGCACACTACCGCGACCCAAATCCGAATCCCGTCCGGTGAGGCGCTCTACGCAGTCTGCGCGAGCGGAGTAACCGAGACGCTGCGCGTACTCCTTCCCAACCTCGAATAGCACTCCGTGCCGTGGAGGATCGAAACTAATCATCCGGACTGCGGCGGCTACGCCGTAGTCAAGGAAGACGACGGCTCCCTCGAAGGCTGCCATCGCACTCGACGCGAAGCGCTCGCCCAACTCGCCGCCCTCAACATCGCCGAAGCCGACCGCGCCGAAGAGCGACAAGAAGGTTACGCACCGAACGACGGAATGGTGAGCGAAGCCCGACGAGGCCTCGAATGGCGAGCCACCTACGGACGCGGCGGAACCGAAGTCGGAGTCGCGAGGGCGCGAGACATCGTCAACCGACGCAACCTCTCCCGAACGACCGTCGGACGAATGGCCTCCTACTTCGCACGTCACGAAGTCGACAAGCAGGGCGAAGGATTCCGCCCCGGCGAACCCGGCTACCCGTCGGCGGGCCGTATCGCGTGGGCGTTATGGGGAGGAGACGCAGGGAAGGCGTGGGCGAACGCGATCCTCCGCGAGTTTCGCACGTTGACGAACGAGAACGACGCCCGCTAGTATCTTCTCAACCGCACCCTCGGCTACGAAGAGCGCACCTCCCGCAAGGGACACCCGCCACGGAGAGCAGCGAGCACCCGGAGAGCAACATCAGCCACCCATCAAGAAAGACTCAACCGTGAACTCATTCCTTACCCGCCTCCACGAGCAGCGCTCGCAGAAGGCCGACCTCATCGACGCAACACTCAACCGCGCAGCCGAAGAGAATCGCGACATCACCGACATCGAGACGGCAAACGTCGCCGCTCTCGCGAAGGAGATCGAGAAACTCGACGAGCGCATCGCCCAAGTGACCGACATCGAAACCCGCAAGGCCGCCGCCGCAGAAATGGCGAAGCGTGTCGACGGTGCGACCTCGGAAGTTCGCGCAGCCTCGCCCGCTCGCGTCACCCGCGAAGAGCGCACCTATCGCCCCGACGGAGAGTTCTCGTTCGTCCGGGACGCATTCGCCGCCCAAGTGCTCGGCGACTTCGACGCGCAACAGCGCATCGCCCGCCATCAGCAGGAAGAGAAGATCGAGAAGCGCGACGTCACCTCCGCAGCCTTCGCAGGCTTGGTAGTGCCGCAGTTCCTCACCGATCTCGCCGCGCCATTCGCCCGCGCCGGACGTCCGTTCATGGACGTTTCGCGTAAGCACGCGCTCCCAGCGTCGGGACTCACCCTCTCGATCTCGAAGGTAACGACTGGCTCAGCCGTCGCCGTTCAGACCGAAGGCTCCGCCGTCCAAGAAACCAACATGGACGACACGAAACTCGACGTCACGGTGAACACCATCGCAGGCCAGCAGAACGTCAGCCGTCAAGCGTTGGAGCGCGGAACCGGAATCGACTCGCTCGTCATGGCCGACCTCGTCAGCGCGTATCACACCAAACTCGACGCCGAGTACGTCACCACGAACTCCGCTTCGTTGACGAACACCATTACGCAGGTAGTGACCTACACGTCAGGTTCGCCCACGGTCGCCGAGTTGTACCCGAAGATCATGGACGGAATCCAGCGCATCCAGACGAACTACTTCGGTGGCCCGAACTTCATCCTGATGCACCCTCGCCGCTTGGCGTTCATCCTCGCCGCGCTCGATCAAAACGATCGTCCGCTCGCGTTGCCACAAGCCAACGGCCCGCAGAACGCCTTCGCAGTCGGCAACGGCTCGGTCGTCTACGGAAACTCCGGCTACACGATCGCCGGACTCCCGGTCATCACCGACGCGAACGTCATTACGACGAACGGCACGGGAACGAACGAGGACGTAATCATCATCGGCTCAACCCAAGAGTCACACCTCTGGGAGACTGGCGCAGGCTCGCCGTTCATGCTCCGATTCGAGGACGTCAAGTCCGCCGAGTTGGAAGTGAAGATGGTCGTCTACGGATACAGCGCGTATACCGCGAACCGTTATCCGAACGCCTTCGCCCTCATCGGCGGAACTGGCCTCGTCGCTCCGACGTTCTAAGTCATAGGCCTGCGGAAGGCTCGGATCGGATAGCGGCATGATCCGAGTCTCCGCAGGTCATAGAACAAGCGAGACGATGACCAAAGCGTCGTCCCGGTTGGGCCTCCCCGACGCTCCGTTCGCCTCCTTACGTCCGAGCATCCCGGAGGATCCGCTTCCCAGCCGGGGCGATTCATCTCCTAAGAAGCGGAAGAGAAAGAAGTCCTAGACATGGCGATTACGAACGGATACACGACACTCGCCGCGTTTCAGGCTTACGCGAACATGAGCACGATCACCGCCGACGAGACGACGACGATCGAGCAGGCCATCGAAGCCGCGTCCCGCACTATTGACCGGATCGCTAACCGCCGCTTCTGGATGGATACGAACGCGACCGCGCGTCTCTATCGGACGACCGACTTCTACACGCTCTTCGTCGACGACATCGGCTCCACGGACGGTCTCGAAGTCGCATTCGACGCCACCGGGAACGGTAACTACACCGACGTATTGACGCTAAACACCGACTACATTCTCGACCCGATCACCGCACCGCAGCAGCAGCGCCCCTTCACGCAAGTGACGATCGTCGGCTCCGACCTCTTCCCTCTGCCGATCTCACGTCGACCGCAAGTCCAAGTCACCGCGAAGTACGGATGGTATCTCGGAACGCCTCCGGATGACGTCGTCGAAGCCTGCCTCATCCTCTCCGCCGACTACGTCAAGCGGGCGTCCTCCGTCGGTGGAGTGCTCGGCCTCTCGGAACTCGGCGCTATTCGCATGAGTCCCCTCGGACGAGACATCTCGGCGATCGTCCGGGCGTACCGTCGCGAGGTCGTCGCGTGACCCCGTCAACCGTCCGCGACAAGATGAAACTCGCCCTCAACATCACGGGCCTGCGCGTCTACGACACCATCCCCGAGAACATCATCCCACCCGCCGCCGTCGTCGGTAACCTCTCCCTTGACTGGGACTTAGTCATGAAACGAGGAGCAGACACCGCGAACCTCGACGTCACCGTCATCGCCGGACGGATGAGCGACCGGGCCGCGCAGGACTACCTCGACGGACTACTCACCGCCACCGGAGCGAACTCCATAAAAACCAAGATCGAAGCCGATCAAACTCTCGGAGGCTCCGTCTCGTCCATCCGATGCCTCCGGGCGTCTCCGCTTTCCGTCACCGTTTCGGGCGTCGAGATGCTCGCCTACCGCTTCGAGGTAGTGTGCTACGGATGAAGAAGTTCCGCGTCACCTCTCGCCGTCTCTCCGGCTTCGCCGACGGAGACATCGTCTCAGCCGACGGCCTCCGTCTCTGCGGAGTTGACCTCGACCGGGCGAGGGCGAAGAATCTCATCGCGGAAATCGGCTACGATGAACCCCGCAAGCACAAGGGCGCTCGCAAGGACGCCTCCGACTCAGACAAGGACTAAACTAGAACTATGGCAACCGTTACATTCCTCGGAGCAGCGTCCGTCTTCACCGTGGACTCGGTAGACCTCGCCGATCAACTCACCAGTATCAGCATGACGAAGACCGTCGACGCATTGGAGAGCACCAGTCTGAAAGACACCGCCCGGGCATTCGTGGCGGGCCTCGAATCGTCGGAGACGACGTTCACCGTGATGGGATCGTTCGCAACGGGTGAAGCCGTCCAGTCGATCTTCGGCGACGTCGGTTCGTCCGTGTCGATCGTCTTCGAGCCTCTCGCAGCAGCACCCGGAGTTTCCTCGCCCCGCTACACGCACTCGGGCGCGTTCCTCGCGTCGATGCCGATCGTCGTGAACGTCGGCGAACTCCAGCAAGTGACCGTCACCTACACGGGCGGCTCGATCGCGCAGGCGACCTCGTAACGTGCTCGACCTCTCCCTAGAAATCAAGCGGAAAGACGGGGCCAGCGAGACTCACATCGTCTACCCAGACTCCCAGATCGACTTCGAGACGAAGTTCGGCGTCTCCATCGTCGGCGCGTTCAGCGCAGGCGAAGCGCCGAAGATGACGCACCTCTACTATCTCGCATGGCTCGCCGAGAAGAACGCCGGGAAAGTCGTGAAGCCGTTCGATGAATGGAAGAAAGACATCGCAGGCGTCACGAACGTAGACACCTCGGGAAACTGACCATCCCCCGAGGGGGAGTCGCCCGAGAGATAGCAGACTTAGCGCTCGCGACGAATCTTTCGCCGCTCGACCTCATGCGAACGCCTCACGCCGTCATTCGGGCGCTCTACGATGGAGTACGCCGAAGAAACGAAACACGGAAGAGGTGAGACATGGCTACGACTGGCACGTTCGGCTTCCGTGTTGGCCCGGACTCGGGCGGTTCCGTCAAGATTGAAGGCCTCTCCTCCGTACGCCGTCAGATGAAGAACCTCTCCTCGGACGTCGACTACCGGGCGCAAGAGTTCCTCCCCGTGAATAAAGCCATCGCCGCAGCAGTCGCCGGAGACGCGAAGAAGTTCGTCCCGGTGCTCTCCGGGGCGCTCGCGTCATCCGTACGCGAAGCCGCCTCCAAGACCTCCGCCCGCGTCAAGGCAGGCTCGAAGGCCATCCCCTACGCCGGGCCGATTCACTTCGGCTGGCCCGCCCGCCGAATCAAGCCACAACCATTCTTCTATGACGCGATCGACGGACGCCGCGACGAAATCAAACGCCGCTACGAGCGTCTCGTCGACGACCTCATCAAGAAGTACGACCTAGACGACAAGAGACGCAAGTAATGGCCCTCATCTCCGTCACGATCTCCGGGAACGCAACTCCGCTAAAGAACGCCGTCAACGAAGCCGAAGGCAAACTCTCCAAGTTCGGAGGATCGGCGAAGAAGTTCGGAATCGCAGCCGCCGCAGGCATCGCCGCAGCCGGAGCAGCCGCCGCAGTCGTCGGAAAGCAACTCATCGCCGCCGGAGAAGCCGCCTCCACGTCTAACGCCCGCATAAAGCAGATCGCGGACTCGATGGGACTCTTCGGCGATCAAGCCGGAGCAGTCACCGACCGCCTCGTCAAACTCGCCGAAGCCACCGCCCGGAATACGGGCGTCGATCAGAACGCGATCAAACTCACGCAAGCGAAACTCCTCACGTTCGGCGAACTCACCAAGACCGCCGGAGAAGTCGGAGGCGCATTCGACCGCGCTACGCAGGCCGCTCTCGACATGGCAGCCGCAGGCTTCGGAGAAGCCGAGCAGAACGCCGTACAACTCGGAAAGGCCCTCCAAGACCCGATCAAGGGCATCACCGCGCTCGCGAAGTCGGGCGTCACGTTCACCGAAGCGGAGAAAGAACGCATCCAAACGCTCGTCGAATCTAACAAGATGGGCGAAGCGCAGGCGCTCATCCTCGCCGCGATCGAAACGCAGGTCGGCGGAACCGCCGAAGCAACCGCGAACGCCTCCGACCGAATGAGAGTCGCGTTCTCGCAAGTCATGGAACGCCTCGGAGGAGCAGTCCTCCCTATCTTCGAGCGTTTCACGAAGTTCCTCCTCGATGACGTCTTCCCGGCTCTTCAGCGCATGGGCGAGAAATGGCTCCCGACCATCTCGGAGGCTCTCGGCAAGGTCGGAGACTTCATCACCCAGAAAGTCGTCCCGGTAATCCAGAACGTGCTCCTCCCGGCATTCTCACGTCTAGCGGACTTCATCGTTCAGCGTGTCGTCCCGATCGTCATGAACCTATGGAAGACCGTCTTTCGTGGACTTGCGGACATCTTCGACGTCGTCCGAAAGAAGATTCAGGACAACCAAGAGAACATCTCGAAACTCGTCGACTTCATGAAGAACCTCGCGACGTTCATCACGGGAACCGTCGCCCCGATACTGACGAAAACGCTCGGCGTAGCGTTCGGAATAGTTGCGAAGGCCATCGGCCCGGTAATCGACCTCGTCTTCGACCTCATGGGAGCATTCTCCAAACTTGGCTCGTTCCTCGTGAAGGTCGCCGGATTCATGGTCGGCACATTCGAGACGGCGATCAACGGAATCATCGACGTCGCGAACTTCGCCATTCGTCAAGCAAACAAACTGAACCCGTTCACGGACATCCCCGAGATCGGGCGAGTGTCGATCGGTAGCGCATTCGGAACCGCACCTACCGCCCCGACGCAAGGCGGAACCGCAGGACACACTCCCGACCGTCTTGACCGCATCAGCGCAGGCGTCCCCACCATCCCCACCGGGACGGGCGTCGTCATCCCCGAAGTCCCCTCCGGCGGCGGAGGCGGCGGAGGTGGTACGTCGCGAGCCGGAGGCCGTGGAGAGATGACTATCCTCCCCATCGTCCCCGACTACTCCGGCATCTACCGACCCGACGATCCACGATTCCTCGACTACCTCCCCGGCGAACTCGAACGCATGGCAGGCGGCGGAAACGTCAGTATCACCGTGAACACCGTCAGCGCGGACGCCAACCTTCCGAACCTCATCGTCGACGCCCTCCAGCAATACAACCTCGTATCGGGGCCGTTAGACGTTCAGATAGCGCTCTGAGCCATGCCCGCGAACATCGTCACGGGCGGAACGCTCACCGTAGAACTCGATGTCGGCTTCGGAGACGGCTTCACGCTCGACGACACCCAGCAGGGCCTCCTCGACGGTACGACGTACGTTCTCGACGGAGTCGACCAGTTCGCCGAGATCGACGTCGTCTCCGTTCAGATAGAACGCGGCAAGAAATCGCCCCTCGACTCCATCGCACCCGGGAGGGCCGTCATCGTCGCCCGAGACACGACGAGAGCCTTCGACCCGTACAACACCGCGAGCGTCTACTGGGACGAGTTCGACGACACTCCCGGCCTCTCACCGCTCCGACAAGTACGCATCACCCGGAACTCGGGCGTCATCTTCCGAGGTCGCGTCGTCGACTTCACCTACGACTACGTCGGCCCGAAAGCCATCCCTCAAGTAACGATCATCTGCGCGGATGACCTCTTCATTCTCGCGAACTCGTTCCTCTCGGCGTTCACCCCGTCGGCGGAACTCTCCTCGGCTCGTGTCACGACAATCCTCGACCGAACCGAGGTCGGCTGGAGCGCCTCCCTCCGCGACATCACGACCGGGACGACCACACTCGGCGACTACGCCATCGGCGAAGGAACGAACGCCCTCGACTATCTCCGCAAGATCGACTCCGCCGAACGAGGCCGAATCTTCGTCCGAGCCTCCGACGGCGACCTCGTCTTCCAGCCGCGCATCGGGAACACGCTCTCGGCTCCGAGCGTCACCTTCGCCGACGATGGCACGAACACGCCCTACCGCGAGGTATTCGTGGACTTCACCGTCGAGTCGGTACTGAACCGCGTCACCGTTCAGCGCCCCGGAGGAACCGCCCAAACTGCCACCGACTCGGCGTCGATCGCCCTCTACTTCACGCAGGCCGAAACAATCACCGACTCGCTACTATCAACCGACGCGCAGGCGCTCGACCTAGCCGACTACCTCCTCGCAGGTTCACCGTCCCCACGTTTCTCGGGAGTTGCGACGTTCTTCGGTTCGTTGACGACCGGGCAGCAGGACGACGTCGCACAAGTCGACATCGGCGACACGATCGAGATTACGCGCACATTCGCAACGGGTAGTCCGCTCACGGTAACGGAGGAACTCTCCGTCGAGGGCCTCTCGCATCGGATCGACCTTCGCGGGGAGACGATCACGTTCTACACGGCCCCGACGGACATCGTCTACGCCCTCCTACTCGACGACTCAGTCTTCGGCCTCATGGACTCGACGAACGTCCTCTCGTAGTCGGCTAGGCTCTAGGAACTATGGGAGCAAACGCTCAGACAACCGTCCCCACATTCACCGCCGGGCAGGTATTGACCGCCGCGCAGATGAACAACTCCGCACGAACCGGAGTCCCCGTCTTCGCCGACACCTCAGCGCGTGACGCAGGCTTCGGAGGAACCGGAGAGAAGACACTCGCCGAAGGGCAGTTATGTTACTTGGAAGACGCGAACGTCGTCCAGTATTACGACGGATCATCGTGGGCGACCGTCGGGCCGCAAACCTTGTCGAGCGGACTGAACTACATTACTGGCGCATCATTCACGTCAGTCACATCCGTATCGTTGCCGGACAATACGTTCACAAGCACGTACCGCAACTATCGAATTATCTTGGAAATCACGGCTGGGTCAAATACCTACGCCCAACTACGAGGCCGAACGGGTGGCGTGGATTATTCAAGTGGAACGTACACATTTGCGTGTATGGGGCTAACTTCCGCACCCGCAACGCAAAACACGGGTTCAACAACTGCGACGGGTTGGCGGCTATCGACAACCGACAACAACCGATCTATGGCAGCCATTGACTTGCTAAGCCCGGAAGTATCAGGCAATACGACGTACATGGCAAACATGTACGGCGGCGATCCGGCTACAACCGGAAACATTGTTTTCGTGGCCGCCGGTATCGCCGGCGTAACAAACCAGTTTGACGCGGCAACGTTTGTATTTCCAAGTGCATGCAGTGGTTACTATCGCGTCTACGGTTACGCGGATTCGTGAGGTGAAACATGAGTAGGCCCCTCGTCCAAATCGGTGATGAAGTTCGTGAAATGAACGATGCTGAATACGCCCAGTACCAGCAGGACATAGCGGCGGCAGAAGTCGAACGTCTCGAAATCGAGAAGGCTAATGCCGCCCGCGCCTCCGCGCTCGCCAAACTTGCCGCCCTCGGCCTTACTGACGCGGAAATCACCGCACTCCTCGGAGTCTGACCGTGAAACTCACCAAGCAGCAGAAAGAAGCCGTCTTCTCTTATCTGCGATCGGCAGTCGCCGCAGTCGTCGCAGTCATCGCTACCCTCGACTACACACTCGAAGACCTCGCGAAAGCGTTCATCGCCGCCCTCATCCCGCCCGTTCTCCGATGGATCAACCCGAAAGACCCGGCGTTCGGTCGTGGCAGCGAATAGGTATCCCGTCCGACGGTTCGTTCTCCCGAAAGGCCTAGCCGATCAGCAGAACGGGAAACTCTCGCCCGAACTTCTCGTCCCCATACGCCCGAACGGACATCTCTACCGCACCGCCGCAGCGTCCTATGATGCGATGAAACGCGCCGCGAAAGCCGACGGAATCTTCCTAAAGCCGACGTCCACCTTCGACGCATACCGCCCCTACTCCGTCCAGAAAGCCGTCTTCCTTCAGCGTTACACGAAGACACCGCAACCGGGACGACCGACCCGGACATGGAACGCGGAAACGTGGTATCTGAAGCCCGGGATGGGTGCGAGCCTCGCCGCGCCGGGGACATCGAATCACGGCTGGGCCTGCGCGGTGGACATCTGGAACGTCACGAAGAACGGGCGTCTCGAATGGCTTCTCGCAAACGCGGACTCGTTCGGCTGGTCGTGGGAACTCCAGTCCGAGCCGTGGCACATCCGCTACGTCCTCGGAGATCGCCTCCCGGAGCGTCTAAAGCCATGACCGAAGCCGTTCTCGTCGCCCTCATAGCCGCCGTCGGCGTCATCGCCGCAGGCCTCCCCGCCGCCCTCATAGAACGCGCCCGCCGAGAGAATGCCACCGATCACGCCTTCGTACGTCGTACGCTGGAAGCCATCGACGACCACCTTGACGAGATCGAGGACGCAGTCGACGACGTATCCGAAGCACTAATCCGACACATGGACGAAGAGGAGGCTCATGGTGGGAATACTGGACGAACTCCAACCGACTAGGTCGCAGATCGCAGTCATTCAGGAATGGCTCGACGCGCAACCGAAGAAAGACCGGGAGGAATGGCTCGAAGCGTTCGCCCGGGCCGACCTCTATCCGACGAGCGCGATCCTCGCCCTCATGGAGAAGAAAGGCGTCACGGGAATCAGCGAGAACGGCCTCATGAGATACCGTCGCAGAATGGGAACCTATGTCTCTGGGCGATGAACTCGACCAACTAAAGGTCATCGAAGAACTTCAGTCGACGCTGAAGAAGACGCAACGGAAACTCGCAACGAAGGAAGTCCTCCGGGAGGAACTCGTCGAAGCCGTCTACCGGGCCGCCCGCGAAGCAGCGCTCGCCGTCCCTCCTCCGAAGCCGATCGTCCCGAAGAAAGACCGACGCAAGAAGAAGCCCGAAGTCGCCCTCATCCATGCGACCGACTGGCAACTCGGAAAGAAGACCATCTCCTACGACGTGGAGACGTGCGCGAAACGCATCGAGCAACTCGCCGAGAAAGTGCTCCGAATCACCGACATCCAGCGCCAAGCGCACCCGGTACGAGAAGCCGTGCTCATGCTCGGCGGGGACATGGTCGAGAACGTCGACCTATTCCCCGGGCAGGGCTGGGAGATCGAAGCGCATCTCTACGAGCAACTCTTCGAGACGGCCCGAATCGTCGAGCAACTCGTCCGCACACTCGCCGCGAACTTCCAGACGGTGCGCGTAGTCTGCGAGTTCGGCAACCACGGACGAATCGGGCGTTACGGAGTGAACCCGAAGGGCGACAACATCGACCGGATGTCTTATCGGATCGCGTCCGACCGGACGGCGAACCTCTCGAACGTCACTTGGCAGATGTCCGACGCAGGATTCCAACACTTCACGATCGGCAACTACTCCGCGCTCCTCGTCCACGGCGACGAGATTAGGAGCATGGGCCAGACTCCGATCTTCTCGATACTGAAGCGGTTCACGTCGTGGAGTTCCGGCGTCATGCCATACTTCCATGAAGCGTTCATGGGCCACTATCACGTCCCGCTCTCGCTCACGTTGCCGAACTCGGCTCGCGTCTACGTCACCGGATCAACGGAAAGCGGCTCGACGTACGCGACGGAGCACATCGGCGCGGTCGGTAAGCCTTCGCAACGTCTCCACTTCATCGACCCGGACAAGGCCATCACGACCGCCGAGTTCGTCCTATGGCTCGACTAGACGCAGTCCCCGTTCTCATAGTTTGGCACGACGCTCACGCCGAGCATTCGTGGACGACCCTCGAAGAACTCGGCTCCGACCCGTACGTCGTCGAGACGATCGGCTGGCTCATCCCGAACGCCAAGAGAGGCCACGTCGTCATCGCCCAGTCCATAGGCTCCGACGATGGGATGGACTCCGTCCTCTCGATCCCGGTCGGAATGGTGCGTCGGACGGTACTTCTAGGGAATCCACCACATACGAGCACCGATTCCCTACCATAGGAACCGAGCAAGTAAGGAGGCTCCAAATGGCATTACAAGAAGACGCGGAAATCTTCCGCTATCAGCGGCTCTTCGGCACGACGCCGGACGGCCTCCAACTGAAGGTAACGATCATCTCGGCGTCGGAGGGTAGTATTCAGTCGGCCTCGCTCCAGATGCGAGCGGTATCCGGCCCGATGCCTCTAACGGCACACCCCGCCCAATGGTCGCGACCGATTCCTCTCCGCCTCAACACGATCGGAGAGCAGTTCGACAACGGAGGCGCGGCATGAATCCCCTAGTCGTGATCCTCTGCGCAGCGATGGGCGTCGTCGGAGCGGCGGGCCTCTCCGTCCTTCCCCCGGATGAGGAAATGGCTCCGACGACCGCCTATCTCGACCCGTGGGCCGACTTGGAGGCTCCCAGCACCACGGAGGCGCGTCAGGAGCCTCGGAGAGCCGAGTTAGTCGTCTCCCGGGGTATCTGCCCACCCGTCTACGACACCGCCGCTCAGATCGGCTTCACGCCCGACGAGGCGGCTCTCCTCGACCGGATCGCATGGTACGAGTCTCGGTGCTCGGCGAACGCCCTCGGCGACCTCGACCGGGGCGTCTCCTACGGCATCCTCCAGATTCACGGCCCGTCATGGTGCGAACCGAACCGCTACTGGCCTATCGGCTACCTCCAATCGAAAGGCGTCCTCGACACTTGCGAAGACCTCTTCGACCCGGCGATCTCCGTCATCGCAGCCGGACACATCTACCGGGAAGGCGGCTTCGAGCAGTGGAGCACCTACGAGATGGCGCTCGAACCGTGACCGTCTACGACTACCTCGTCGTCGGCCTCATGGCATCCGTCGCCGTAGCGCTCGTTCTCGTTGCGATACTGGAACGCCATGATTAGCCGCGAAGAATGGCTCGCCATCCCGCTCGAAGCACGTCTCACCGAGCAGGCCAACCATTGTGAGGACGAACTACTGCGCGACGACCTCATTCTCGCGATCGCCCGAATCGACACTCTGACCGCACTCGTGGACGCGCAACGAGTCGAGATCGTCAGACTCGAACGTCTCGCCGCAACACCGACCCCTTACTAATGTCGACCGATAAGGAGGCCCCGATGCTCGACGACATACTGAAAGAAGCCGACCGCATAGTCCACGGCCCACGAAACTCGGACTATGGACACCCGATCGACGACTATTCGCGAGTCGTCGACATCTTCCGAATGCTCTCAGGCGTAGAACTCCACCCGGAGGAGGGAGCGCTCTTCATGGTCGCCGTGAAACTCGCCCGGCTACGCCACAACTACGAAGCGGGCGTCATTCACCGCGACTCGCTCATCGACGCGGCGGGCTATCTCTGGGTGTTCGCCCAGATCGTCGAATCCCGAGGAAAGACCATCCGATGAGCAGCCCCGAGAAGCAGAAAGGCGACCGGGCCGAACGAGCGATCGTCGAATGGCTTCACTCTCTCGGCTTCACGAAAGCGCACCGCATCCGGGCAGGCTCCCCGGAGGACATCGGCGACATCGAACTCGGCGTCCCCGGCGTCGTGCTTGAAGTGAAGGATCGAGGGAAACTCGACCTCCCGGCGTGGATTAGGAAACTCGGCCTTCAGAAAGCGAACAAGGACGCCACGCTCGGCGTGATCGTCGTCAAGAAACGAGGCTCGTCCGACCCGTTCGAGTGGAGTTTCGTCATGGACGCCGCCTCATTCGTGAACGTGCTCACCGCTCGGGAGTTTCTAAGTGATTCATAGTCCGAAAGCCGTCGACATGACGCTCGGACGAGGCCACGTTCAACTCTGCGAAGCACACGCCGAATGGAAAGTCGAGGAAGCGCGAATCAAGGGCCACCGCCCGAACCATTACGACGAGAAAGCGTTCTCCGCGTACGACGCACACTTCACGAGCGCCCTCGGAGAGATGGCCGTCTCGATGTTCACCCGGCTACCCGACCGTTTCATGGAAGAGTACGACGGAAACAAGAAAGCCGACGTCGGACTCATCGAGGTACGCACCCGGACGCAAGGCCGAGAGCCGCTCCTACGAATCTACGAAACTGACCCTCATCCGATCACGTGTCTCGCGACTATTCGCGACCGGACGGAGTTCGGGGCGATCGTCAGACTTCACGGATGGGTATTCACTCAGATCGGGTGGAGTTACGGGCGACGGAAAGGCGTCCATTGGAAGAAAGGCGTCGAGTATTCGTTGACCGAATCCTTCTTACGCCCCATGGCTACACTTATGACCGAGCATAAAAAACTGGAGGCGTTTCATGAGTTTCAGTCTGGATAACTACGTCACCGTCAATGAACGGTTACGTCTAGCGCTGGAGAAGTTCCCCGATCTTCGAGTCCATGAGTCCGAGCCGCGACTCATCGAGGCTGGAGGTCAACTCTTCATTCAGGTGGAGATGGTCGTTCGGCGTACTGCCGACGATCTCGTTCCGATGGTCGGCTACATCTGGGAAGAGTTCCCCGGAAAGACGCCCTACACGAAGGGAGCGGAGCAACCGAACGCCGCGACGTCGTGTCTCGGACGTATTCTTGGCTACATGGGCTTCGGGATCACGAAGTCGATCGCCTCTCAGGACGACGTCGCACGACGCGAACCCAAGAAAGAGGCCTTCGTACCGCAGAAGCCGAAAGTCGTCCCCGTCACCTACCCGGACGGAGGGCCAGTCCCTGACCCGTTCACCGGGGAGCAGCAGACGCACGACGAGTTCCCACCGGGCGACGTAACGAAGCCTCAGATGGGAAAGATTCGCGCCCTCGGTAAGGGAATGGGCGTCTCTACGACGAAAGGCCTCTGCGAACGTATCTCGCCGATCATCGGACGCTCGATCACGCAACTCGACCAACTCTCCAAGAAGGAGGCGGGCCACGTCATCGAGTCATGGATCGCGCCCGTCATACCCGACCCGGCCGGGGAGATTCCCGACCCCATCCACGACGAGCCGTTCTAGTGCTACGCTCAGCGTAGGCAAGTAAGGAGGCCACAAAATGAGCCGATACGTCGAGCGAATGGTAGAAACTATTCGCGAGTTGTACAAGAAGTACCCAGACGGGAAAATCCCGTTCGATGAATCTCCGACGCTCTCGTCGCAAGTGTTTCTCGACCTCTGCGAACGAGTCATCGCGTTAGAGCAGGCCTACACGGTGCTTCTCACCGAACGAGCAGAACGAATAAATAACGACAACTGAAGTAGGCCGATCTCATCGGTGCTTCCCGGCGGCGTGACCGGGCGTAGGTGGAAGTCCTCGCCGATTCATCGTCGGTAGTTCGCCCGTCAGATAGGCAGGGAACGTGCGCGTCCAGAAGTAGGCGCGTCTAGTGTGAATCGAGCGATAGTCGAACGGGTGGAGCCCGGGGATGCTCTGCCTAGACGCAGGTCGGTGAAGCCGAGCAGTCAGTCAGCACGAAGAGCAGCCTCTAGGAAGTGTTAGCGAATCGGCTAACGTCTCGAATCGCGTGATCCGGGTCGAACCCGTCGCACCTCCTCCTATCTCCCTCTATGCGGCGCGAGCGTGAGCGAAGCGCGACCGGGAGCGCGAGGGTGGGAGCCCTCGCATAGAATGACCGTCTCCGAAGGAGTCCTAGCGGATGAACAAGGCCTATAACTCGACGTGGCGTAAGGTACGCGCCCAAGTCCTAGAACGAGACGGGCATAGATGCCTAGTCGGAATGGAAGGATGTCTCGGAGTTGCGAATCAAGTCGACCACATTCAGCCGCTCGCATTCGGAGGAGCACCGTACGATCTCAGTAACCTTCGAGCGTCGTGCGCGAAGTGTAACTCTGGGCGCAGTAACAAACTGCGTAGAAAGCCGAGCCGATCGTGGTGAAGAAGTGTCTATGCGACCGTTTCAGTCGCCCGACGTGCGAGACTGAACGCGATGATGACTGACCGTTTCTTCCCGGAGCGCCGAAACTACCCCGACGCAGTCCCCGTCTTTATCTCTCCGAGTACGAAACCCCGGGCCGGGCGTGGCTAAGTCAAATCCCGCGAAATCCAAGCGAACCTCGGCGAAGCCAAAGAAAGCCTCGTCTATTCCCGTCGAATCGGTGCGAATCCGTACGAATCGGGAGGCCGTGGAGGACGTGATCGAGTGGCTTCACGCGAAGGACGCTCTCGGGAAGGTGGACTCTGCGACCGTTGCGATGGCCCGCACGATCGCTACTCGACTGGATGATCCGGACGACGCGAAGAATGCTCGTCTCTGGAAGGAGTACCGGGAAACCGTGGCTCTACTGGTGAAGGCGGGAGAGGAGCGCCGGAATGAGTTTGACGACGTCCTCCGTGACCTCGAAGCCTCGCTACGCAACACCGCGACGAAATGACCGCGTCTCCTATGGGGAGAGGATCGCGCTCGTTGCTCGTGGCCTCGGCCTTCCGCTGATGGACTGGCAGGCCGACGTCTCCCACGTCTTCGGAGAGCAGATAGGGGACGTTCCCGCCTACCGGGAACTCGTCCTCACCGTCCCCCGGCAGTCCGGGAAGACGACGCTAATCCTTGCGATCATGA